CGCAGCTAAAAGTTTAATATTTGATCGTTCAGAAGCTGCCGATAACATGGGTAAATTTGCGGATCAGATAGGTGTTACTGCGAGCAATGTTAACGCTTTGTCAGGTGCATTTAAACTCATGGGGAGCGATGCTAGTGGAGCAATGGGTGCATTACAAGCAATTTCTAAAATGCAATCTGCTAGTCAACAAGATAAATCTGGGTACAAGCAAGCGGTAGCTGCCCAAGGGTTAAACCCTAGCATTGTAACAGGTATACTAAAAGCAAAAGATGCTTATAGCGGATTTATCAAATTAGTTGAATATGGTAACACATTAACACCAGTGCTTCAAAGAAGGCTCGCAAGTACATTAGGTTTTGGTAAACCAACTATTTTGATGATGCATCAAGGCATCAAAGCTACAAAAGAAACTTTATCACTTCTTAATAAAATGGATCCTAGCATTAATAAACTGGCAAAAGAATCTGCAGCATTTAATGATCAATGGGAGATATCTAAAATGAGAGTTTCAGCTATTGGAGATAGTATTTCTTCGGATATTCTGCCTCCATTGACAAAAGCCGCTTCAATGTATAATAAATTGGATCAAAATCACCCGAAAGTAACTAAAGATGTAGTTGAAAGTGGAGCTGGTTTATTGGCAGTAACTGCAACTGGAGCAGGTATAGGTGTGTTAAAATATTTTCATAAAGGAGAAGGATTAATAGGAGCAGCATTAAGAGGATTTATAGCCCCTATTAAGATAGCTGGGAAGGTAGCTGGGAAGGTAGCTGCCCTTGCAGATATCCCATTAACCAGCGCAATAGCTACAGAGGTTGCCCTAGGTCATGCAGCTGGACCGAAATATTCTACTGATGATATGCCAGGTAGTGATTTTAGAACTTATAAAAGTTCATTGTCTAGCTGGGCTAAAGCATATAATGATAAAAATTTATCTCATAAAAAATCATCTCCTAGCGCTGAGGGAGAACCTAAAACTATACATGTCAATTTAAGTCTTGACGGAGAAACTATTGCTAAAAAGGTAATAGATATAAACAATAAAAATCATACACAAGCAGTACACAATATACAAAGTTCTATTAAGGGGTAAAATATGAGCATATTATCTTTTTTTACCAAGCCTACAGCTCCAAAATTTGGTGTTGCAGGAAATTTATTACAATTTGATGGAATAATTAGCGACAATTTAGAATTTGATTCTATCATCTCTAGCTATCCAGTTGAATCTGGTATAAATATAGCAGAAAGTAAAGTTATACTTCCAACTCAATGGAGTGTTATTGGTGCAGTATCAAACAACCCATTAGGCATATCTGCTACAGATTTTACTGGTGTTTTATCGTCTTTAATACCTGACAATAGTGTTATATCGGAGTTAACAGGTCTATCAGCAGGCTTTTTAGCAGGTTCTGATGCAACTAGATCAAGTGCTGCTTTATCAGCTTTAATTGCGCTAAGAAATCAAGAAACTAATCTAACAGTTTTTTGTGGCGATATTACTTTACATAATATGACAATAACTAAAATAACGAGACTTAAAAATAAAGAAAATGAAAACTGTTTAATATTTCAAGCAGATTTAATTGAATTTATTGATGTGGGTGACATTATTGATAAGCAAAACACTAAGTCAAGAGATGACGATAACGCTGCAATTCAAGCAGCTAATAAAAAGTTTAATGGTGATACAACAGGCTTTTTTTCAAATCCATTTCAAGATGGTTTTATTAACAGCGGTGTTGGGAGGTTGTTATGAGTAATATTGTTATACCTTTGTTTGGTGGTAAAGATAATGCACACCAAGAGTTTAATATACTTTTGGGAAAAAATAACTGCATATTTGAACTTAATTATAATCTTAATTGTGATGCTTGGTTCTTAAATATTAAGGTTAGCAAGGAGTATATAGTCATTGGAGCAGTATTGAGAATTAATTCAGATATGTTGCTCAAGTACTCTATTAAAGACACGTTTGGAAGCCTTGTGTGCGTTAATAAAGATCCCACCATAGATAACATAGGTATTGATTGTAATTTAATCTGGATACCGCCAAATGAAAACTAAATACTTTAAACTAAAAATTGATACAGAATCTAAAAAAGATAGTAATAAGGTTGTTAGCTATAATCATTTTATCGAAATATCTGGAAACAAACAGTTAAGAGTTGTATTCAATATACTGAAAGATTTTGATAATTCAATATCTTATGCCGACATTAAAATATACGGTCTTAAAAAAGATACAGTCAATAAATACTTACATCGTGATGCAGCCATTGAGGTAGTTGCTGGATACCAAATTTTTAGTGGCGAAGATATTGATAATGAATATAGTTCAATATTTACTGGAAGAATTACTAACGCGTTCATTACTGGTCTAGTACCTAATACATACATGCAACTATATGCCATATCAGGAAGTCAGAATAGAAAAATAATAAACAAAAATATTCCAGCAAATGATACTGTTTTAGATATTGTAAAAGCATGCTCTGGAGCAATGGGGTATTCGGCACATGTAGAAAGTAATAAGCCCATAGACTGGCTAGTATTAACGAAAGGATATAAGCTAACTGGCGATCCTGAAAAAATACTAAATACATTATCAAAAACATATAATTTTAATTGGATTAATGATGGTGGTAAAATAATTATTACCAGCAATAGTTCGTATCGAGAATTAAACAATAAATATATAAATTGGAAAAATGGGCTAGTATCTACACCGCAAGCCAGTGAATTAGGTATCAATATAATTTTAAATTTAATAAATTTTGTTAAAATTGGTGATAAAATAAAAATAGAATCTGAATTTCAGAATTACAGTTATAGTTCATTATATTTTGAAAAAATAACTAAAAAATCAGAGGTTATTGCTAGAAAAATACAATATGTTGGCGACAATTACAGTCGAATGACAATGTGGCATCAGGAGATTTTAGGATATTATGAGTAACATAAATGATTTAACTTATTTACTAAATATACATGCAGAAGAAATAAAAAAAGAGATTAATACTTGTATACCCGCAGCAGTAATAAGCTTTGATAAAGATAGTCAATTAGCATCATTACAAATCGGTATTAATATGGTTGATAATCAAGACAACCAATATAAGCATGCTCCTATTATTGCATGCCCTGTTTTTTTTGTGGGAAACTCTAATTATATAATTGAACATGAAATAAATGAAGGTGATGAGGGTATTTTAGTGTTTTCGCAAAGATGTATGGATGATTGGGTTGCTGATGGTGGTGCGGTTAATCAAGATGTTATAAGGTTTCATAATATTAATGATGCAATGTTTATACCTGGTATAAGATCACAAAAAAATAAAATTGAAAACTTTGAGAATAATGGTATTAAATTAAGGGATAAAGATAACTCTAATTTTGTTTGGTTGAGAAATGATGGCACAATTATTATAAAAACAAATAAATTGATCGTAGATGGTGATATAATTAATAATGGAATCAATGTAACGCAACATGATCATGGTCAAGCTAACGATAGTGGTGGTAATACAGAACAAGATACAGGTAAAATGAAATGATAACACGAGCGTTAGATACCAATGGTGATATTGTAACTTCTGGAAAACAGTTTATCGAAGATGTTGAAGCAACGGCTCAAACAATTAAGACTAATTTGAAATTATTTACTGGAGAGTATTTTCGAGACATAAGTATCGGCTTACCTTTTTTTGAAAAAATAGCGGTTAAAAATTACTCATCAAGTAATGAATCCGAGAAAGAAAATATTATAAAAACTATTATTATTAATACTAACGGGGTTAAAAAGATACTCACATTCAGTTCTAACTTTGATTTAAAAGCTAGAATTTTATTGATTGACGTGGATGTTTTAACTAATTTTCAAAATGTTATAAATATAAGCGAACCAGTTAGTTATGCCAATTAATATAAAAACACAAAATGAAATATTTGAAGAATTAAAGCAAAAATATAAAGATATTGACGCAGAATGGGATTTATCAGAAAGTAGTTTTGATGCTTTATTAATTGCCGCTTTTTCAGAATCTTTAGGTAATGCTTATGAATTAGTGCAAAAAGCATATATAAGCAAAGACCCTAATTCAGCAGATGGACAAGAGCTAAGAGATATTGCTTATATTTCTGGAATAAAAGAAAAAGAAGAAGAAACAGTATCTAATCTCAGACTAAGAAGAAATGAAAGTGTTGCACTACCGAGTGATAATCAAGTTGACTCCTTAAGAGCTGCCATATCAAATATAGAAGGTGTCACACATACTAAAGTTTTTGAAAATTTTGAGAATATTGCAGATACAAATGGATTACCTCCTCACAGTATTTCATTATTATGTAGTGGTGCTAATGAAGAGGATATTGCCTTAGCTTACTACTACAAGAAGTCTCCTGGAGTAAAAATGCACGCAATTAATACTCCCATATCTGTTGAGGTTATATCACCAACATTCCCAGATACTAAATTAGATATCGTATTTTCTAGACCAGTGTTAATTGAAGTTAAAATAGATTTAAAAATTAAAAAGGTTGATAACTTACCAAGCGATATCTCTGATAAAATTAAAAAAAGCATTTTGTCTTATGCCGCTGGTGATTTTATTGATGATAACAATAATTTTAACCATAAAGGTTTTACGATTGGTGATATAGTCGCCATAAGCAGACTATATACACCAATTAATGCTGTTATCGGACAGTATAATACATACATTGAAGAGCTTAAGATAAATGATGTCACTGTCAATTTAGATATACTTTTTAATCAGCTGGCGGACTTTAAAGAAGATAATATAACGGTGGCCATAGATGATTAAAGTAACAATTTTGGATAGACTTTATTCACAATATAAAAATAAGCCTAAAATTGCAAAACTAATTAAAGCTTATCAAGACGTGTTTGAAGATATAGATAAGCAAGCTAATTATGTTATTAACTCATACAATATTGATAATGCAGATAGTGATCAGTTAGACGTTATAGGTGATATAGTCGGGGTAAGTAGAGGGTATACTTCTGGAATTACTTATGTTGGGTCTAGTTTTGGTGGGTTCGAGGGTGTTACTGTTACAAGTCAATTCGGAGGGATGCAATTTACTGGTGCAGGTTATATAATACAGCCAAATACTTCTAATATAATATACAGATCACTTATACAAGCAAAAATAATAAAAAACAACTATAATGCCACAATAGAAGATATTTTGCGGGGTTTAGAATTAATTACTGGACATAATAATATTGAATTAATTGATAATGAAGACATGTCATTTTCTATCAATTTTAATTTTAAACTAAATCCTTTACAAATACTCATATTAGAAGTTTTTGGTAAAAAGATAATACAAAGACCGCAAGGAGTTAGATTTGACGGCTATATTGATAATCTAGAAATTACATCTTTCGGTAACGGGCAGTTTGGATCTACACTATCTTACTTTGGAATAGGAATAATATAGCAACATATCAATACGACAATGCAACACTATAATAACAAGGAATAATAATGGCTACTAAAATTTTTAATAAATACTCACCTAGGGCAAATGCTCCAGATACGGATTATCCATATGGTTCAATAAAAAATGAAACAGTTGCTGGAGCAAATGACGGAACTCCCTTAGATCAAGAGTGGGCTAATGATTATGAGGGCTATACACAAGCTTTATTAGCACAAGGAAACGTGGTTCCTAGTGGGGATCCTGACACGGTTTTGGTATCAGATAGAATGATTGCACTTAATAACATAATTTCTAAGGCGGCACTCACGTCGTTAAATATAATATACCCAATAGGAAGTACAAAAGAATTTTACTCTGCAACTGATCCTAATCCAAATACATTGAGTGGTTACAATGAATTTACATGGGTGAGGGTGGCTGATGGGCTGGTTTGTATAACAGTAGATGCTAGTAGAATGGGAACTACCGCGGGAACTCAAGCAAGCGTCAATGACTCTGTAGGTGATACAACTCTTACAGTAGCACAACTACCTGAGCATACACACAGTTATGCAGGTGGTTTTGAAAATGTAGCAAATAGTCCAGGTACTAAAGTTTTAACTGCATCTGGCACTTCATATACAACTCCAAGTGGTGGAGGATTACCACATACACACGCATTAGATTTACAAACAGCATACTATTCGAAATGGGTAAGAACAGCTTAATAACAAAATAAATTTAATAATTAATATAACAGTATATAAAATAATAAATGAATATTTAACATTACAATAAGGAGTTAATATGTCATGGGAAATTAACGGAATTGGTTCTGGAGATGGAGTTGTATTACCACCATTTTATGCTATTCTTGATTTTTATTCTAAATTATTAGATAGTGATGTGAATATAGTATATTCTGGAAGTGAAAAGTATGATTTGTCAGAATTAGATATCTCCATAACAGATTGTAAAATAGGTGACGTTATAGAAGTTAATACCTCCATATCTATTGACTATATCGACTATAATGATATAGGTGATATAGTCAATATAATATATGGTTTTAATGGCGGCACTAAAATTAATTCGGTAACATCATCTTATATTTCGGGCGGAGATAATTCTAGTGAGATCGGGCATGGGAACCTTTACACGCCATTTTTAGTTACTGCAGATGGAACTTGTAATATATCAGTAGTAATAACACTTGTTAATAAGAGTAGCAAGGTTTGCAAAGCAAATTCAAGTGGTATATTAATTAAAAAACTAAGAAAAATAATATAATATGCAGGTGTATAATGAAAATAATTAGTATAATTATATTATCATTATTTTTGTCATCTTATCTATCCTATTTTATTTTGTTTTATATTATCTAATTCATCAATATGAATATGGTTAGTAATTAACTTTCTCATACTTTTTATATCTTTTACTTCTCTACAGTACAAATAAGCTTCAAAACTAGTAGTTATTAACTGTCTCGTACCTTTTATATCTTTTACTTCTCTACAGTACAAATAAGCATA